AGACGATCCCCCTTATTTTACATTTTGTTTTTACAATTATGACAGGATACAATCTCCTGCTTTTGAATTAATACAACCAATTTTAGATAAGTTAAATTATTCTTCAATAATACAAGTGCGAGCTAATCTCATGCTCCGAGAAGAAAATGAAAAAAAAACAGGTTGGCATACAGATTATGATTACAAAAATTTTAAAACAGCAATATACTATATACATGAATCTAATGGACCCACTATTGTTAAAGATAATAAAAATGTTAAAATATATCCTAAGGAAAATAAAATATTAATAATGGACGGTAATACCGAACATGCAGCAATAATTCAAACAGATAAAAAAAGAAGAGTTGTATTAAATATTAACTATTACGAAAAATGAACCTTTCACAAAACTTCACGCTTCAGGAATTAATCAAATCGGATACAGCTATACGTTTGGGTATTGATAATAATCCTAACTCAGATCAAATAGAAAAACTAAAAGCATTATGTGAAAATGTATTGCAACCAGTAAGAGATCATTTTGGTAGAGTTAAAGTTACATCGGGGTTCCGTACTATTGAGCTTTGCCAGGCCATTGGTAGTTCAGAAAAATCGCAGCATGCAAAAGCTGAGGCGGTTGATTTCGAATGTATAGGAGTCGACAACGCTGAAGTTGCTGATTGGGTGCATATGAACTGTGAAACAGATCAATTGCTTTTAGAATTTTATACACCAGGAGAACCAAATTCTGGATGGATCCATGCGAGTTGGATACCTTATCAACCTAGAAGACAGTTTATGCATGTGTATAAATTTGAGGGTAAGACAAAATACAAACCAATAATAGGAAAGGCAAAAGATTTAATATAATGGCAATTGGAAGAGGACAAATATCTGCACAAATAAACGGTAAGCTAAGAGGTGCTAGAGGTGAAAAAAGAAAAAAAATACAAGTCAAAAACAAACTTAATCGCAAAAAACCTAAGGTCTTCAAAGTTTAGTCAAAAAGTGGTACAATCCAAGAAATTGTACAACCGTAAAAAGGATATTAATGGCAACTTCAGGGACTACGACATTTGATCTTTCTATAGAAGAGATTATTCAAGAAGCATATGAAAGATGTGGAATGGCCACAACTAGTGGTCACAGTCTTAGATCAGCTAGAACAAGTCTTAATTTATTATTTGCAGAATGGGCAAACAGAGGAATTCATCTTTGGAAAGTAGCTCTACATGAAAACTCTTTAGTTTCAGGACAAGCAGAATACTCAGTGAGTGCAGGGGTAAGTGATGTATTAGAAGCATTTGTATCCACAACTGCAGCAGGTGCAAACACAGCTAATACACAAGATGTTGCTTTAACAAAAATAGACAGATCTGCCTATTCAGCACTTCCAAATAAATTAGCTGTAGGACAGCCTTCGCAATACTACGTGGATAGACAAGATACTCCTAAAATATATTTATACCAAGCTCCTAATTTAAATACTTATACTGTTTTAAAATACTATGTGATTAAAAGAATAGAAGATGCAGGAGCCTACACAAATGATGCTGATGTGGTATTTAGATTTTTACCTTGTATGGTTGCAGGACTTGCTTATTATTTAGCGATGAAAAATGCACCAACACTTGTACAACAAAATAAATTAATTTATGAAGATCAACTTAAAAGAGCATTAGATGAAGATGGTCAAAGAGCTTCAACATATATTACACCTCAATCTTTCTACCCTAATGGAATATAATTATGGCTAAATGGGCAACAGGTAAAAGATCACAAGCAATTTCAGATAGATCAGGAATGGCTTTCCCTTACACTGAAATGGTTAAGGAATGGAATGGATCATTAGTACATTATTCAGAGTTTGAACCTAAACATCCACAAATACGTAGAAGACATAATACTGCGGATGCAATAGCTTTACAAAATTCTAGAAATATGAAGTTTCAACAACCAGTTGACATATCTACTATAAACCCACAAGCACCCAATGACGATACAATAGTAAGTTCAGGTGGTTCTATGGTTGGAATAGCTAATTTAACTCTACCAGGTCAATTTGCTTTTCAAACTCAATATGTAGAAGTAATTAGAGATGGAGTAACTACAATTTTACATAGTATGATTCCAGAAGACCCGTCTTTACAAAATAGAAGTAGACAAGCAGATTTACTTTTAGGAAAGGTAACGGTGAGTATTACATAATGGCTATAACACATTCAAATTTTTTAACACAAGTAAGAAACTACACTGAGGTAGATAGTAATGTTTTAACTGATGCAATTATTCAAGATTTTATAAGAAGTGTTGAATTAGATATTGCAGGTAAAGTTGATTACGATGATTTAAGAAAATATGCTACCTCTAATTTTACAGCAAATAACAGATATGTAGCTATGCCATCTGATGCTTTAATATTAAGATCTGTGCAAGTTATTGATGGTTCTGGAAATAGAACTTTTTTGGAAAAAAGAGATACAAGTTATATATCAGAATTTAACGGCACAGGAGCTACAGGTACTCCTAAATATTACGCAAACTGGGATGATTTCAATATTCTAGTTGCACCAGTACCTGCTACTGCTTTAGAAATACAAATAAATTATATCAAAGATCCACCAGAATTTACTTCAACTAATCAAACCTTTATAGCTAAATATCAGGAGTCTATGTTATTACACGGTGTGTTAGCTGAAGCATTTAGATTTTTAAAAGGTCCTATGGATATGTACAATCTTTACGAAAAGAAGTACAATGAGGAAGTACAGAATTTTGCCCTACAACAAATGGGTAGAAGAAGACGAGCGGAGTATGATGATGGTGTACCTAGAGTACAAATACCTTCACCTCCTCCAAACACAAATTAATAAGGAGAATAATTATGGCAATAACAACAAATGCAATTTGTGATTCTTTCAAAAAAGAATTACTTCAAGGAAAGCACGACTTTGATACATCATCTGATACTTACAAATTAGCGATGTACACAAGTTCTGCAACTTTAGGAAAATCAACAACAAACTATGCAACTGCAAATGAAGTAACTTCATCAAACTACACAGCTGGTGGTGGTACTCTTGTAAACCAAGGTGTAAAAGTTTCATCTTCAGTAGCTATTACTGATTTTGCTGATTTAAGTTTTCAAAACGTAACTCTTACTGCAAGAGGTGCTTTAATTTACAATACAACTACAGATGGTGGTTCAAATACTACTGATGCAGTTGCTGTATTAGATTTTGGAAGTGATAAAACTGCAACATCTGGAACATTTACAATCCAGTTTCCTGCGTTTACTACTTCTGCTGCTATCTTAAGAATAGCATAAGGATAAGAATGAATGTCAAATGCGTGGGGTGCACTTAGTTGGGGACAAGGTAGTTGGGCAGCACAAGGTGATGTCGGATTAACTGTTTCTGGAATAAGTGCAACCTACAGCATTGGCAGTGTATCCGCTGCAGGTATTATTCAAGTAGGTTGGGGTGGTGACACTTGGGGAGAAAATGAATGGGGAGATCTTTCTGGATCTGTACCAAACGTAACAGGTGTTCAATTATCTTTTTCAATCGGAAATTTACAATCAGTAACGGGTGACGCAAGTGTAGATGTAACAGGCTCAACTTTAACTGCAACAAACGCAGGTGCTATAGGAGGTACCTCTGTTATTCAAATTGTTACAGGATCTCTTGAATCAATTGGAGTTGGAACTGTATCTACTCCTATTGGACAAGAAATTGACGTAACAGGACAACAATTAAACTCAGGAATAGGTTCTGTTACAGTTGATGAATCTACTCTTACTGGAATAGGTTGGGGTAGACGAACTTGGGGTAACTTGGCCTGGGGTGGAGCATTCTCCGCACAAGCAGTTGGTCAAGAACTTACTTCTACAATTAATTTCCCAGCAACAGGTGCATTTACAGATGTAAATGTTTCAGTGACAAGTGCTGGTCAATTGACAACTACTTTCGCTAGTCCATCTTTTTCAATTCAAATTGACCAAGATATATTTGTATTAGCTTCGGAAGATCAGCTTGATGCTTTAACAACAGCATCTACATTTACCGCAGATGCTAATGTAAGTGCTACTGGTATCCAAGCTACGATGTCTGTAGGAAATGCTGTAGGTGGTCTTAAAACTCCAGTGGATGTTACAGGTATTCAAGCTACGATGACTTTAGGGTCTATAAACCTAATTCAATCTACTAATGAATCAGTTACTGGACAACAGTTGACAATGTCTCTTGGTCAACATGCTGATATACCAGGTCAAATAATTGGTGTAGGAGGGTTACAATTAACAAGCTCTGCAGGCTCTGTAGTAGCTGTTGGTGCTGCGGGTGTTGACGTTACAGGCATACAGTTGACAGCTTCAGTAGGAAGTCCTATTATTACTGCATGGGCTGAAATAAATCCAGGAGTAAATAATACTTGGACTGAGGTTGATCGGGCTGCTTAAATGA